CCTTAGTGTCTGTTGCGGTCTCACCAATATCATCTGAGTCATCTTCAACACCGGTCGCTAAAAGGAATGCTTTGTTGAGAGCTTCCGCTTTAACGAGAATGTCATCAGCATATGTGTCGATGTCTTTAGCGTACCACGTTTTTACATCACCTGCCATTACATAGCGTGAGCCTTTCTTTTTAACAACACCAAGTGCAAGCCCAGCTTCTAACAACCCCGAATAAGGATTCATACCTTCTTCGTAAGGGACCTCGACAACAACCTTTTGATACGGTTGTGTAAATCGAGTCTTATACCCCTCGGTTTTCATTCTAATACCTCTAACATCAGTTGAACCTGTGTCCTTTAACTTCAGTTTGGTCAATAGAACAATTTGTGTTAGAGCGTACTTGACAGCATCGCTAACGATCCAAACACCTTCACCGTTCATTACATTCTGGTTTTGATAAACCTGACTTGTAACAACCATAGAGACGTTGAGTCGCTTGATTGATTGAACGAATGTTCGAAGCATTGCTTTTAGTTGTTTGTTGCGTTGTCCTTGATCACCCTTTGTCACACCTTTATTAAAGTGCTCTTGTTCTGTCTCTGTCATCAACATATCAAGACTATCAATAAAGATTAGAACTTTTGGTGCATCGTGATCATCACCATATTCGCTTTTGTATCCTTTTAAGAACGTAGATACAATTTTTGTTACTTGCGGGACTGTATCGGCAGATACGTATGTGTAACCCTCAGTTGGATCAACGCCAATTGCTTTGACGAATTCTTCATCGAGTGCATTTTCGGAATCAATTACAAGAAGATGTGCACCTTCCTTTTGAGCTTCTCTAAGTAAATTACAACCTAAGAAACTTTTACCAGAGCCAGAAGGCCCAGCTAATCCAGTAACACGTCCTTGTGGAATTCCTTTGAAGAAACTACCAGAAATAATTCGATTTAAAGCGTGGTTGCCAGTTGAGTACCAATAACGAGGTGGTTCACCCACACCGATTGTAACGTTGATTTTGTCGAGTTCTTTTTCGAATGTTTTCAAAAAATCCATAGCCATAAACTTCTCCTAAAAGAAAAGGGGAGCTGAACGCTCCCCACATTCTTTATTCAGCGTCTTTCTTCTGGCGTCGCGCACGAATCGCTTCAAGGATATCGTCTGCATCGTCATCGGTGACTTCTTCAGTCTTAGCTTCTTCTTTAGGAGCTGCCGCTGGTGCGTCGGAACTCTTTGCAGTAGATGTGCTACCACTATCGTCGTCACCATACGAACCGCCTGTTAGAGCTGCTTCAAGCATTCCGTCAACTTTCTCAAGTCCTGGGTGCTTCGGAAGTAGTTCGGAAAGATCCTTGAGACCCTCACCGACTAGTTCCACCTGCTCAGCAGTAAGGTCGCTCTGGTCACGAACGAACTTTGAACCAACAGAGTATGAAGGATATTCACCTTGCTTAGTTTTCTTGATAATGAAATCATAACCACCTTCGTACGCAAATGGAATCTCTTTCAAGTCTCCAGCGTCGAATGCTTCTTTAATTACATTATATACTTGCCAACCAAGTGTTAAAAAGCGAATTTTACCTTCGTGTGTCTCACCGGTATCTTCGTCAGCATCGAGCGGATCTGATACGATGAAGGCTTGCGTAATATACTGTTTCTTTCTCCAGTACTTCTTGCCGTTAGCCTTGTCTTCCTTATTGTAGTACTCGGAAGATACCTTACAAATTGGGCAGTCTTCTTCATACGTTTTAAGACAGGGAACAACTTTACGTTCGCCATTAATTTCGAGGTTATGCATCAACTTTTCAACCATAAATCCGAATGGATTTTCGACGTTGGCATCAGGAAGGAATCGGACGGTACATGACTCGCCCTCTTTCATTTTCCAAAATGGGTAGTAGTTGCTTGGTAGGTTATTTTCGTTATCGGGCTTTTTGAATGCCGATTGTAGTGATTCAAGTGTGAAGTTTGTCATTATTATTCTCCTTTCTCTTCTACTTGTTATTCTCTTCCGAGATTGTCTATACTGCTATTATACATTCACTTCTAATTGCTGTCAAGGGTTAACTTTCCAGCATAGGTATTTATAGTAAAGTGTCAGAAAGTTCGAAATAATCAGACTTCGCAAGCTCCCGTAGTATGTGGCCAAATACCCCTCTTTTCCAATTATTTTCGTCAGATAAGGTGATAAAGTCAGTATTTGAATATCCACCATGTTGATCGAATTGCACCCTTCCATATCCCCCAAATCCATATGGGTTACCATCAGTATTTTTTATTTGCTTTCGAATTCTTGCATACGCTTCTTTCAATTCTCGACGAGTAATTTCTTCGATATTTTCACGAGTATCAGGAACGATTAAATCACTGCCCATTGCTAGTCGAGTCTTGTTGTGGTGTTTATCCGAGAATGCATATATTGTTGTCTCGTGTGGTAGTGTATTATTGAATCGGTATTTCCGACTCGTGGATGACTTACATTCAAATGGGATTACTCGGCCGTATATAAGGAGTAGAAAATCAGGCGGGCTGCTTATACCACATGGCTGATAAATGTAATAGAGATGGTCACTATACAAATCAAGAATTTCCATGTTCTCAAATCGGTCAGTTTTAACCCATTCTTTATCGAGTGGATAATCTCTCTTGTTTAGAGGATCTTCTCCATTAACAGCAACGTTGACAAAGCCGTTATTTTCGAATACTTCTTGACACGCCCGCTCGAACGCTTCACCTTCAAAATAAGGCAGAGCTTCAATGTCTAATAGCATTTTAGGAAGTATGTGATCCATGGGTAATAGTGTACCCACAAAACCTGTAGAAGTCAACGATTAACTGTTGGTAATTAGCGTCAAAGATGATGCAATAATACTGCCTTGTTCCGCAGCATTGAATACTAATAGTCCGCCATCGGAAACAAGAATAACTTCACCCGGAGCCGGAGCTAGTTCTTGGTACTGATCAAAGTTATTATCCGTTAGTGTTAACTCAATTGCTGGTGAGCCTGATACATCCCGTACAGATCCAGACACAGCAAATACTTCGGATAAGGTTGGAGAACCTTGTATATCACTACTAATTCTAACACCATCAAGGGCAAAGAAATCCGAAGCATACTTACCAGTATTTGAAAATTTGGAACCAATATCAAGAATGCCTGCTGGTCGATTATGATTAATAACACAATCATAATAAACACCAAAAACATCCCAGAATTGAACAGCCCCTTGGAAAACGGCGCTTGGTGGTTTGGTAACAAGACTTGTGTATACAAGAACATTATTTACACGATACTCAAACGTATTTGGAGAGCCTGGTACTCGAGTGATACGGAACAAATCGCCTTTAGTATAAGCAACGTTTGTTGGTGAGCCGACTGAAACAGCTAGTTCTCTAATTGAATACGTACCGTCGTTAAATAGGTAGAATGCATAATCCATTCTAATTCTCCAATCCGTCGACGACGAAGTAAAATCATCTGTTATACCAAAGTAACTTTCCATCTCATTATTAGTAGGGCGACCTTCAAAATATCCACCCTCGCCATCAAATTGTTGGAATGTAGTAAAGTGGTTACCAGAAGCAGTAGAAGTATCTTCTTCTCTGGTACCAATTTGTCCAGGGAATCTCAAGGTAGGGAAAGCAGCGACCGCCGTGTTTGAACCAGCGTTTCGTCTCCAAAGAGTTTTTTCAGTAATAAAGCCACCGGAAGCTGGAACTGTAGCAACTATAGGTGATCCACTAATAGCTCCTGGAGATCCTAGAGAGTCCTCAATATCTTTAAATCCAAATGATGTTGGAGCGTGATACACATATGAAGTTCCTGTATATGAAATAGCATTATCTTTAAGCATTCCATCAACCACACCAAAACTATAAAAGTCTGTAACATCAAAATCACCAAGTGGAGATCCTGCTCCAAATGTAATAGTTAATCCTTCAACTAAGTCTTCAAATCCGTCATGTGTGGTTTTTGCTTCGCGTCCAGTTAGATCCTGACTTGGACTACCCGCCGGATCCATTTCCCAACGACCTTCTAGAAGGCCAGCAGCTTTACTACCAATAAGACCTGTTGGGGCTGATTGGTGGTTTGAAGCATCAGTAGCGTCCCAAAGAACACTCCACAATTGAGCGTTTCTTATATTGCCAATAAAGAATTCTTTATAATCACGAGTATATCGGGCAACTTCAAGAACTGGAGAGCCTAATATATTCGGCGAGCCTTTCAACCCATCTTGAATAACAATAGATGAACCGATGCGTAGCTCTAAATTACCGGATGGGTTTGAAAAATCTTGTGGTAAAATTGTTAAAGTTCCACCGAGTATTGATCCATTTAAATAACATGTAATTGATGTACCTGCCACAGCAAATACTACAACATCTAGATTTGGTGATCCACCAAGAGTTGGTGTCGCGCCAAATGATTGAATTCCACTTTTACC